TTTTTTTGAGCTGGGGTTAATTCCTTCATAGTTTTTGGAGTATCTTTAGTAATCCTTTTAGTTGGCCTAAATATCGTTCCGCCTTCTTTATAAGTTTTTTTTCCTTTCTCAGTTCGCCAATCTTCCTTAAACCAACGTGTTAATCCTTTCTTCGGTTTCGCTCCAGCATAAGTTCCACCAGCAGCTTTATAAGCTTTTACTATCGCTCCGCTCCTATAGGCGGAATGTTTTGGATTTTTGGCAACAATTTTAGCCTTAACTCTATTATATAATGCTTTATTTTTGGGGACAGCCATAAATAATTTCTAGAAAATAAAAAAAAATAGTGGGAAAAAAAGGACGAAAAGGACGAAAAGTTTTTACATAGTTTTGACAAGAGTTTGGAGATTGAGGACTGAATTATATTTAACGAATGATTGGACTAATTCGCTCTTATTTCTTCGGTCGGCTGGGAGTGTTGTATTACCAGCATTGACACCACTGAACACCGTGTTTGAATAATCCCTATTTACATAAGCCATCGAGTTTCCAACACCATATGTATAATCTACACCAAGTCCAAGTAATTCTGGGAACATCTGTGAGCCGACACCAGTATTATCTGCGATGGCTGCCGTTCCACCACCAGCCGCACCAGTGCCGTGGTAGTTAGTGGCTCGGTCTTCATAATCAGCTTTCAAACTTTCTTTAGTCCGCTGTAATGTAGCCGATGATTTAACAGCTTCTTTACCACCGAGAAGGGCTCTTTCAAAATGTTTTCGTAATTCTATGTCGCCCATAATATTTTCATATTCTCGCATCTGTTCGTCATTGAGAGAGCCAGTGCCGAGTTCAACTTGACTTTCGAAATTTGGCTGGACTTTGAGTGGGAATGTAAATGGAAATCTTAAATTATCCTTTTTGTGTTCTATCTTTTTCATCCCAACTGGAAGCCTATAGTTGTTTTGCTGGTAGTTCGTGTTGTTAGTTTGGTCTTTATCTAAATATAAATTACAAACAGCTTTGACTGAATTGAGTTGTGGAGTGTAAGTGTTATTGTCTTCGTCAGCGTGGATGTCATTTAATAAATTGATTTGCGAATTCATCATAAGATTTGGTGGATACGCCTTGAGTTCTTGTGGCGTTGGAATTATATATCGGCCTTCTAACTTGAGATTTCTAAGCACATACATTTGGTTTCGAATATCAGCTCCAACTTGACTAGCTATTTTAGTATCTCTAAATCTGTTGTGAATTACGGCACTATCTGGAGCTAAATGGAGTGTGAGAAGAAGTCCATTAGTGTATTGTTGCCCTAAATGAATATTACCACTTTGGAGCATATCAATATCTAATTTAATAGAAAAATGAACACCAATCTCTTTGTTATTATTGATTTTTAATTCTTGACTGGCTTTATCAGCTATAATATTCATAAGTCGGTTTTGATGATTGGCGTGAGCACCCAATGCTAAACTACGATTTGGAGCGACACCCCATAAATAATCTTCATCATTGTTTGTATATGCTTCTCTAAGGGAACTATAAGCAGAATAATTGTGAATATTAACTAATTCAGTATTTGTTTTTTTAGTTTGGATGACGACTTTATCAATGACATTATGAACCCCACCGTGATTTGGAAGGTTTGTTGCTGTTTCGGCCGTCATATTCGCTCCATTATCTAAATTTAAATTAGTGTAATTTGTGGAACGTCCAAACCCTTCATTAGTGGAACTATCTTTAAAAAAGAATTGGCCACTTAATACAAGCGATTGTGTTTCTAATAGTTTCTCAATGGCTGGAAGAGAAAATTTAACAATTGGGTTGCTTTCTTTAAAACTAAATCCGCCTTCGACACCATTTGTGCCAGCGGACTGGAGTGGATTATCGTTGAGTGGCGAGATGCTAAAATAATTCTTTTCAATCGGCATTTTTATATATATATAAAATATTTTAATTATAGAAAAAATCGAATAAAATTTTATAAAACGAGTTGTAAATTATCTTTATTAACCATAATAGATTTAACTGAGAAAACCCAATTCACCATTCGGCAATTTGAAATAGCTGCCCCACCATTTGGCGTAGCTGACCTTTCATCACTAAATCCTAATCTAATCTGTGGCTCAGCGTCTTTTAAATTATAAACAAACTGTTCGCCTCGTGCTAATTCTCTTGCGTGGAGGTATGTATTTGTGTAATCACCTAGATTTCCACCTCGACCATCGCCAAGCCGTTTCACGTTGAGACCAATAGATGTAAAGGCCTTAACTAATTCATTATAATTAACCACTTTATCTTCTTTGGCTGATGGGTTATAAGGTTTGAGAGGATACAATTTGTTATTAATAAAATATTGAATGGAATTTAAAAAGGTGTTGTGCGGTGGCTGACCTAAATAATAGTTTGGAGCATAAGCGTCATTTTCACCTAAATCACCACTGACCTTGATGTAGTTTGTGAATATACATTTGGCGGCAGATGCGACTGAAGTTATTTCACTTTGATGAGTTCGACTGGACGATGGGAGATTATCTAAAAAGCAATCCCAAGAAATGAAATCGAATTGACTTTCTTTAATAATTGATTTTAACATAGCTGGAGGCGGAACGACTTGTAATACCTTTAATTCAACGTTCTTTAATTTATATGATGGGGATGATGGCTGAAACCATAATTTAAGAGCTGTAGTTACTGCCCCAATATTAGCGTCAGTATTTACAATGACTTTTTTGTTTTTAACATTAACGCCAGCTCCCTCAGCTCCACTGCCTCGATGAAGACCAGCGACCACTATGGCTATATCTGTATTGGCTGTAGCCCCACCAGTTCCTCTAACATACATTTTAGAACCAATAGTTATACCGAGAGTTGCGATTTCATCAATATCATTAGTAAGAGTTATGACACGATTTCCAGTTCCACCGACACTCGATACATCAATACCAGTGGCGAATGAGTTGGCTTGGACTGGAGCGTTAGTTCCGCTAATTCCATTTCCACTATAAATGTGTTGTAAGACTTTGGCGTTTTCTGCGAAAGTGATTTCTAATTTAAGACCACCAAATAATAAAATTGGAGTGAGTTTTTCAGCGACACCGAAGTGAGAAAATATCCCACTTTTTAATGGAATACAGTATTTTCGAGCCGTGAATTTTTTAGCACCCATTTCAGCATCTTGGTCATCATCATCATCATCTTGAGTGGCGAGCACTGTGTCAGCACCACTAGAGATTTGAGAAATAGCATTGATGCCTAAATCATAACCACTCCGTGGAAATCCAGCTGAACCTTGAGCACTAATAGTGTTGAGTTTTGTTGTGGCTGAACTGACTGAATTATAGGCTCGACAATTAATACTTGTTCCGTGTTTGACTTGTGTATGTTGGTCATCTTCCTCCATATATTGATTTTCGATTGAACACCATAAATTATAATTAGTAAGACTTTCTAAGAGTTGGCCATTAGACAACGAATAAATATCCATTCGCTCTATAACAGCTGACGCTCCAGCGGTTGGCGGCAATACTGACACTCTATTATTTTCATCAGTGTTAAGCATATCGAATGACAAATAACAATCACGGCCTTTTACGAAACCAATATCTGGATTAATAGTAAAATTGGCTTTTTGTTCGGCTACGAATTCACTTCCATTATCGGCGACTAAAGCAATAAATTTTGAATTTTCGGCAACTGACATTTTTATAAATATATAATATATTTTATTTTTAAAATAAAATGTTTTATCATTATATAAATGAGTTCAGTAAATATAATCCAAGAGCCTATCTATAATCAAATAAAAAATACTAATAGTGGTTTTACCAACAAACATTTAGTTGGTATTAGCGACGCTATAACAAGTGGATTAGAAGTGGTTGGTTTTAATAATACAACCCAATATATAGAATATAATGGAGTGGTAGCTTTGGATGTTGTGTCGAGTGATGCTCAAGATGATAGTAGTGGAACTGGTGCGAAAACGGTTCAAGTCAGTGGTCTCTATAGTGATAGTGGGGACAACAACCGATACAAACAACGTGTCGCTATATTTACATTAGATGGGACATCCAACGCTTCTTTAGCAAGTGGGACAAATTCTTTTTCGGTCATTAATGAAGTCAAGGTCATAAGCCACGGAACATCAAATACAAATGTTGGAAATATTAGCGTAAAAAAAACTGGGACTAGTTCGTTAATGGGATTTATTCAAGCCGAACACGGAAGGTCTAATGCCTTTATGTTCGCTGTGTCAAACCGAAATACATTATTGGTTAAAGACATCCACGTATCAGCATTTTGTCAAACTGGATGTGTGTTAAGATTATACAGACAAAATTTAATAAGTGGTCATCGAACACTGGAAAGTCAGTTATTAATAAATGACCAAACCACGCATATTAATCATCAAGTCAATTTAAAAATAAATGAGAATGAAATATTTTATAGTTTTCTTCTACCATTAGAAGCCATAACTGGCACAAATTTCTTGACAATGAATTGTTCGGCATTGTTAGTTTAATGATTTTATCTATAATTAAAATATTTTATTAATATATAAAATGAGTATTAACGGAACAAA